ACTAAAGGTCGCGCATCAGGTGGCGCAAATGCTGGCCAGTTGCTATTTGGAAATGAGTTTGGTGGCAATCGAAATGCAATTGGCAATCAATCAGCATTCAAAAATGGTGGTTTTAGATTTCCACCCCGTACACCTAGAGAGGGTCGGGGCAATGCTGGCTACTGGATTTTTCCTACTCTTAAGTCTTTGCAACCTGAAATTAAAAAACGATGGTTCGCGGCTTGTAACAAAGTCATGGACAACTGGGCAAGGACAAGTTAATGGCTGATACACGCACACTCAAACTGTCGCTACTTGCCGATGTCAATAAGTTTATGGCTGGCATGGAAAAGGCCGATAAGGGCACTAAGTCTCTCAAAGACAAAATCGGTGGCTACTCAAAAGCCATGGCCAAGTCATTTGCAATCGCTGGCGCAGCTGCCGGGGCTTACGCCATCAAGTTGGGTGTGGATGGTGTTAAAGCCGCCGCAGAGGATGAAGCAAGCCAGAAACTATTGGCAAAGTCATTGCAAAATGTCGTCAATGCAACGGAAGCCCAGATCAAGTCCATTGAGGATTACATTCGCATTGTGCAATTCAAGACTGGTGTTAGCGATACCGAACAAAGAAAAGGCATTACACGCTTAATTAGATCAACCAAGGACATCACCGAAGCGCAAAAGTTAAGCACTTTAGCCGTTGATATTGCTGCCGGCACAGGCAAAGATTATGAAACTGTTGTGGAAGCACTGGCAAAAGCCAATGATGGCAACTTTAAGTCACTTAAGAAACTTGGCATTACTTTAGGTGATAACGCCGAAAATGCCAAGGATTTGGTTGCAGCCAATAACAAACTAAACAAAGCGCAAGATGACCTGAAATATGCTTACGACAATTTTGGCCCAAGTAGTCAAGAATATGTCAAGGCGCAAGAAAAGGTTGCAGACCAGCAAAAAGTTGTTAATGAACTTGGCAATGCTGGCGTTGATTGGGTTGGGGAACTTTCTAAAGAGTTTGCTGGCAGTGCATCAACCGCAGCCGAAACTTATTCAGGCCAACTAAAAATCCTAAAACAAAGATTTGGGGAAATCCAAGAGGACATCGGCGCAAAGGTAATTCCGAAGCTAAAACTATTGCTAGAAAATGTGCAAATGGTAGCCAAGGGTTTTAGTGGCGAAGATCCGCAAGGACTTACGGCAAGAGCGCGTGAACTTGCTGGTGAATACAACGGCAACGGCGCAAGCAGCCTTGGTGGTGCATTGCGAGCAATCACAGATTCTTTTGGAAAGTTGTTTGGAACTATTACAAATGATGGTGACGAGTCAACAAACATTTTGACAAGTCTGGCTCAAAGTCTTGAAAAGGTCGCTAACGCTATCGAAGCAGTAGAAAGAAACTATAACAAGCTGGCTAAAATTGGTAGATTTATACAAAACCCACTTAATTTAGATTTGCCTGAGGCAGGGTTTACTAAGAGAACATCAACTGACACGCCAACTGGCGGCAACACAACCATCATCATGAATGGTGTGATAGATGGTGAGTCTGCTCGCCGAAGCATTGAAAAGGTTATGCAAACTTCATCACGCCGAACAAGTGCAGTGAATCTTAATGGCGGCTCATTGTGACCAATTATGACCCATACCCGACAGTAACTTTTGCAGGTACAACCACATACGCAGATAACACAATCAGCACAATCAGAATCACAAATGGGCGTAATGATGTAACGGAGCAACCACAACCGGGCTACGCATCCATTGAGTTATGGACTGATGCCAGCCAGCCACTTGCCGTAGAACTTAGCCAGTCAGTGTCAATCCGTATTGACAAGGGCACATCAGGCACACAAGAAATCTTTTATGGCACTATCTCAGACATTGACATCTCAATAGATGCGTATGGATCAACTGGCTCGATTGCCCGTTACTCTATTACAGCCGTTGGACCATTAGCAGCTCTAAACCGCCGATTAGTGGGGGCGGCTAACTATGCAAAAGAAAAGGATGGCACACGCATCCTTAACATTCTTAGTGAAGCATTCCTAACTGAATGGGATGATGTAGCACCAACACTTACTTGGGCAGGTGTACCAGTCGGGGCAAGTTGGGACAGTTACGATGCCGTAGGTCAAACACTGGTAGATAACTTGGTCAGCAACATTGACACACCGGGACAATACGAACTAAAGGCGTACAGCGATGGTGAGACAGATGCCTACACACTTGCCACGATTGCAGCCAACTCTGGGCGTGGTGTGCTTTGGGAGGGTGGCGATGGTGACCTGCATTATGACGATTACGCCGCCAGAGCTTCAGCCACACCACTTGTATTAACTGCCAATGATTTACTTGCCCAAGGGCTACGCAGTGCAGCTCAAATGGGTGAGATTGTAAATGATGCGATTGTTACATACCGGGCTGGCACAGCTGAAGCGCGTGATGAGCAATCCATAATCCTTTATGGCCAACTTTCGGGTAGCCGCGAAACCGTATTGCATAACTTGGCAGATGCTCAAACACAAGCAAATGAATTCATCATGTCAAGGGCATACCCACGAACATACCCAGAGACTTTAACTGTGCCGTTACACTCGCCAACTGTTAGTGATGCGACCAGAGATTCCCTATGTGCCGTATACAACGGCTTACGAGTCAGCACAACTGCATTGCCAGCAGTATTTGGCACAGAGTTTGATGGCTTTGTCGAGGGTTACACATGGAACTTAACAAGGTACACAGCCGAGCTTGAACTTACTTGCTCGGCTTATTCAGAGACATACTCCAGCATTGTGTGGTATCAGATACCACCAACACAAGACTGGGCAACGTATAATGCAAGTATCCAATGGGAGGATTTATAAATGGCCGGCACGACTACTAACAATGGTTGGGATTACCCAACTAGCACTGACTATGTAAAGGATGGCGCATTAGCGATTCAAACATTAGCCACTGACATTGACACATCTACGGGCACTGGCTTAGTTGCTTGGACATCATGGACACCTACACTTTCGGGTGGCTGGGCAAATGGTAACGGCGTATGGACTGCTAAGTATTCACAAATCGGCAAAAGGGTTATTGCAACTGGCTACTTTGTTGTTGGATCAACGACTACAAAAGGCACAACGCTGAATGTTAGTTTGCCAGTTACAGCTGCAAATGCAAATAATGTAAACGGCACTGCATGGTGTGGCACAACATCCAGCACTGGCCTATCTACCTTAAGTGTCTTGCCATCATCAACAACAGTTGTGCAGTTAGCAGCAGTAAACTCTGCTGGCACATACACATCATTAGCTGCAGTAGCCGCAACTGCACCGATTACTTGGGCCACTAGCTCGGTATTCTCATTTACAGTGATTTACGAAGCCGCATAATGCCGTTACCAATTAAGCGTGGCAAGATCACAACTGCTTACAAGAAGCCCGGCAAGCACTGGTCCAAGGGTTACCACACTGGCGTAGATTTTGTTTGCCCTATCGGCACACCAATATTGGCTGTAGCTGACGGATTTATCACAGATGCATCTTGGGGCAAGGATTACGGCATTCACGTTGTACAGCGAGTTGCCAAAGGCTACGTCATTTATGCACACCTAAATGCCAAAAGGGTTAAGCACATGCAGATTGTCAAGGCTGGGCAGATTTTGGGGGAGTCGGGTAGCACTGGCAATAGCACTGGCCCACACTTACACCTTGAGTACCGAGACAATGTGCAATGGTCAAAGGGTAAAGACCTAGACCCGAAAGACTTACTCAAATGAGATTGTTAGTTATTCGCTCACTAGCCCTAGCCCTGTACACAGGACTAAGCACACTTGGCCTATCGGCAGTGCTGGGTATTGAGCCATTAAAGGCTGCCGCCATGGCAGCCATTGTCCCATTGTTATTGGTATTGCGATCAGTTGCTAAAGGTTTAGTAAATGATGGCAAGTTAACCCAAGAGGAAATAGATGCAGCAATTAGTGCTGGGACAAAGCCTGAATGACATGGACCTCATCTACCTTGGACAAATTGCAGCTGCATTAGTTGCCATCCTTACCCTTTTGGGCATGCTAATTAAATGGGCCATAGTAAAGCCAATAAAGGCCTACATTGAAACCATGACTTACGCCATCCAGCCTTACGCCAATGGCGGAAAATCCTTGCCAGACTTGATTAAAAAGGTAGATGCACTACATGTAGTGGTTCAAAATCATTTG